GAGGCTTTACGTAGTTTTACCCCAGAAGCACTATACAATTATACCACCATATCAGGGGCTTTGAATTCACCGAACGCAACCGCTAATGGTGATTTCATCTTCAATCCTGATAACAATAAAGTATCAATATTCAAACGAACCTCTCTTGGTGTTGATTATAGGGACTTTCTTTTCAATGTCTCTCAACGTGGTATTGGTTCGATTAAGTTCTATTCTGTTTCTTCTCAGCAACAAGATGTGAATGAAATATTCTTCGATCAGGTCACTTACGACGGTGAATCGTTCGATTTCACTGCGTACCAAACATTCCCCGATGGTGTGACTGGTGCCTCTGGGGATCAGGTTTCTGTTAGTTTCCACCCTGTTGAACAGAGAATAGCCGCTTCTAGTCACTTTGAAACACCAGAAGGATCTACATTTGCTACAGTTGTGACTTCTTTCAACGGAGAGACTGGTGCTGTTGAAGGTGTAGGATCTTTCAATGGGACCACTGGTGCTGTTGAAGGTATAGGATCTTTCAATGGGGCCACTGGTGCCATCACCACAAGTGGTTTACATCTACACGTTGCTGGTCTGTCCACCGATGGTGGTATATCTGTTGGTGGTGTGATAGATTCTACCAGTGGAATATCTGTAGGTGGTTCCACGATAGGTAGTGTGAATATTGGTAGTGGTGTTGTCACTGCAACACTGTTTAGCGGGACTGCAACATTAGCACTTTCGGCATCATCCGCGACCAGTGCAACCACTGCAACAAATGTCACGGTCACAGCAGTGAACGACTCTGATTTTTATCACGTTCCTTTTGCCTCAGGATCAGCAGCAGGCTCGGCCTCTCTTGGATTGAAAAGTGATGGTGGTGCTACCAATGAAGGATTGTATTTCCAACCAGATGTAGCAACCCTTAGTACAGGTATTGCTAATGTCACTGGTGTCAGTTTAGGTTCTGCTGGTGTTACATTCAGTGATGGCACTCAAACAACGACTGCTCTCAGAACAGATTCATACACAGGACAAATTGAAACTGCCGCAGATAAAACTTACACTCTGGATCCGAAGGTTGCAACGGCAAGAACAATCACAGGATTCTATATCAAGTCTGCGTCTGGTACAGTTACCGCCACTCTCAAGAATGGTTCTGACACAATCAAAGCAGCAAGTGTAAGTGATTCGAGTGGAGACCAGTCGTCACTTGCAAATACATCTCTGGCTGCTGATGCTGTTTTGACTATGGTAACTTCTAGTAACTCGTCCGCTCTCGATGTCATCTTTAACGTGGAGTATACAGCAGCACTATGAGTCCTCATTGGTTATTTTTTCCGACACAATCGTCGGATCCCCAGTACATTTACGATTTTAATACTAACAGGGCGGTTGCCCGTGGTACTCCACAGACTACTGCCAGAGTACAGACAACCGCAGGCACTGAAAGTGGGGACCTCGCAGATCAATTTGCTCCATTTGCCACAAACACTCAATTGCAGAAGGCAAGCAATGATATAATTCGATTCAAGGTAAATAATTCGGATACAAGTTCTTCTGATTATGGAACCAAAACTGATATAGCAAATAATATCACTTCTGCAACAGTCACCGTGGGGGGTAATGTGTTTACAGCAGCATCAATTAGTATGTCTGGTACTAATGCAAGACCAGCATTTAATCTAACGACCAACATTAGTGGTTCCGCTGGAACATTTTGGACCGACAATAACCTTGATGACACTGACAACATAGATGTTTTAGTAACTTTAACTTTCTAACAAGGAATATCCAATGATTAACATTCAACATTACGCCGCTCTTATTGCCGATGTCAACAAGATGCAATCAAGACTTGAAGCCATCGCATACAACTTCAAAGAAGTGGCACCCAAGACAGATTTGGACACTCAACTAATCGACGCTTTGATTGCCACTGCAACTGGTCTTCTAGCAAACGCAGAAACCATCAAAGATATTGCATATGATCCAACCCCAGAAGAAGGTGATGGTTTAGCAGCAAAGTGACTTGACTTTTGGTGAGAAGGTGATATTATATACTTATGATTATACACAAACTACAATCCAACGTAATCGTTCCACAACGTCAAACTGAGTGGTCTGCCTGTTTCGATGTTCATGCTCACCTGCGCGGACCAGTCATCTCCGAGGATAAGGCACCAAACTTCAAAAAGGTAACGATCATTGATCGAACCAACACGAAACACGAAGTTTCGCCTGAAGTCACATGGGAGAATGACACACCCCATACCAAGATTATTATCCCACCAAACAGCCGTGCGTTGATCCCAACGGGAATGGTGTTTGATATTGAACCAGAGTTTTCGGTTCGTATGCATCCACGTTCAGGACTTGCTTGGAAGTACGGGGTCACGATGGTGAACTGTGAAGGTGTTATTGATGCGGACTACAGAGAAGAGGTATTTGTTCCTCTCTTCAACACAACTGAAGTCCCGTATGCAATTGAACACGGTGACAGAATTGCACAGTTCGAAATTATTCGTTACTATGATACTGTAACTTATCTCTCTTCTACCACCGCCAAGGCAGAGAATAAGACCGATAGAGTTGGTGGGTTCGGATCAACTGGAGTATAAATTATGAATCGTAAAGAACTTCTCAATCACCACGCTGAACTATGTGAAAAAGCTGTAGGTATCATGAAACAAAAGAATCATGATTACGCTGGACAAGATGGTGGTCAACCCTTCGCAAACTTTGAGCGTTGCGAAGCTATGGGTGTATGCTCTACTGAACAAGGGTTCCTTGTCCGTGTGGTTGACAAGGTTTCTCGTCTAAGCACGTTCGTTAGTGCGGGTGAACTCAAGGTTGACAACGAGGGGTATGAGGATGCAGTTCTTGATATCATTAACTACATGATCCTGTTCTCGGCCTTTGTCAAGGACAAGAATGAAAGTGAAGTCACTGAGGAATCTCCAGAACTTCCATCTTTCAACATACACACAGATGACACACAAGATCTTCCACCTCAGTATAATAACTTGATGCACCACCCCGTTTAAACATGTCTGTTTTTTATAAAACTGGTGTGACAGAAGATGGCAAATCTGTTGTGTCTGGGGCATTTAATGTAGTAGATACACATGGTATACCACTAAGCATTGTTTTGGATTATTTTGAAACCAGTAATATGGTAATTGACTGGATAAATTTTTATGAGTCTGCTTGTTCCAGAAATTGGAAAACAAAAACAATCTTTCAGAGAATAGTAGAAGCCTTGCGCGATACCAATAAGGACAAACAATATATTGACAGAGTTGTCTCATCTTTGGTATACTATATCAGGAACAAATCATGAAATTTTACACAAATGTAGCTGTGCGCGGGGATAACATCCTCTACAGGGGCTATGAAAATGGAACTCCGATTCAAGAGAAGGTTCCCTTTCAGCCTACTGTGTTTGTCCCCACGAAGGAACCGAGTGAGTGGAAAACGCTTCATGGAGCAAACGTCGAACCGTTTGTTGCTGGTGGTATTAATGATACGCGAAAGTTCATCAAAGATTACAAGGGAGTCGCTGGATTTTCTGTTCATGGTGTGACCGATTTTCAGTATCAATATATCAGTGATCGCTTTCCTGAAGAGATGGACTATGATCCATCACAACTCAAGACAGCCAACATCGATATTGAAACTACCTCGGACGGTGGGTTTCCGAATCCAGAGAATCCAACCGAGTCGATCATCGCAATCACCGTAGATTTTGGTAATGACATTCATGTATTCGGCGTGGATCATTTTCATATTGATCGAGATGATATAACGTGTCATGTTCACACAAACGAACGAGACATGCTTTTGGACTTCATCTCTCTATGGGACAACGAGAAACCAGACATTGTGACGGGATGGAATATTCGTTTCTTTGATATCCCGTACCTCGTCAATCGAATTCAGTTCATCCTCGATAACAAGGAAGAGAAGTTCTTGTCACCGTGGCGCGTACTGAAGGAGAGAAAAATCACACGGATGAACAGGGAACATAATGTCTATGAGTTGGTGGGTATCGCCACTCTAGACTACTATGAACTCTACACCACGTTTACTTACGTCACGCAGGAGTCTTACCGTCTGGATCATATTGCATTCGTGGAACTAGGCGAACGCAAACTGTCTTACGCCGAGTTCGACAGCATGGCAGACTTCTACAAGAAAGACTTTCAGAAGTTCGTTGAGTATAATGTCAAAGACGTTGAACTCGTTGGTAAACTAGAAGACAAGCTCAAACTACTGGAGTTGGCGACTTCTCTTGCATACTCCGCCAAAGTAAACCTGATGGATATCTTCTCTCAGGTTCGAACGTGGGATCAGATCATCTACCACTTCCTTCGGAAGAAGAAGATCGCAATACCCTCAAAGTCGATGATGAGGAAAGAGTCTCAATACGCTGGTGCTTATGTTAAGGAACCAATCGTTGGTAAGCATGACTGGATTGTTTCGTTCGACTTAAACAGCCTATATCCCCACCTAATCATGCAGTACAACATCAGTCCCGAGACACTCATCCCTATGGAGGAAGGTGAGCGATTTGGTATTGGACCAGACAATATCCTAAATGGTGGAAAGAGTGAACGCAGCAGCAAAGCGTACAAGAAGATACAGAACTTTACAAACATGGGATACTCTGTTGCATCGAATGGAACTTGCTACCAAAAGGACAAGCAAGGGTTCCTTGCTGAGTTGATGGAAACCATGTACAAAGAACGTAGTATGTACAAGAAGAAGATGATCGAGTGTCAGAAGCGTCAGCAAGCAGGGGAGTCTGGTTTAGAAAATCAGATTGCAAAGTTCAACAACTTCCAGTTGGTTCGTAAGATTCAATTGAACTCTGCTTATGGTGCAATTGGTAACGAGTGGTTCCGCTATTACGATGTCCGAATGGCGGAAGCAATCACACTGTCTGGACAGTTGAACATTCGATGGATCGCGGACAAGTTGAATGAGTTCCTGAATGAAACTCTTGATACCGAAGACTATGACTACATCGTTGCAAGCGACACAGACTCGGTATACCTCCGCCTCTCCAACCTAGTAGACAAGGTTCTTCCTGGCTGCGATGACAAAGCTAAGATTACCAACTTCCTAAACAAAAGCTGTGCAGAAATCATCCAACCATTCATCGACAAGAAGTATGACGAGTTGGGTAAGATGCTGAATGTCTTCGAGAATAAGATGGTGATGGAACGCGAAGTTATCGCGGACAAGGGTGTGTGGACCGCAAAGAAACGATACATGCTCAATGTGCATAACAGTGAGGGTATTCAATACAAGGAACCCAAACTAAAGATCATGGGCATCGAGACGACTCGATCTTCTACTCCACAGTTTGTTCGTGATAAACTTAAGACGGCAATCAAATTGATTCTTACCAGTGACGAAGAGTCTGTTATTGAATTCATTGATCAAGTTCGAGTTGATTTTTTCAATCAGATACCAGAGGATGTTGCGTTTCCCCGTGGTGTGTCTGCACTGGAGAAGTATCAAGATTCGGCTAGTATTTACAGAAAGTCAACGCCGATTGCGGTTAAGGGTGCGTTGATATATAATCATTACTTGAAAGAGTATGGTATTGATCGAAAGTATCAACAAATCCAAGAGGGTGACAAGGTGAAATTCCTGTACCTCAAACAGCCGAATCCAGTCGGTGGTGTGTATGGTACAGATCATGTCATATCTTTTGCAAATTCTATCCCAAAAGAGTTTGAATTGTCGGAGTTTATCGACTATGATAAGCAGTTCGAAAAAAGTTTCTTAGATCCCCTCAAGAACATTCTTGACGCAATCGGTTGGAAGCACGAAAAGGTTTCCACCCTTGAATCACTATTTTAGGAGAACGTATGTCATTTTTAGAGTCAATGGTAAAGAAAGCAAATAATGAATATGCAAACATCGTTTCACAGGGAATCGAAGGGAGTGACGTAAATGGATTCGTTGACACTGGGTCTTATATTTTTAATGCTCTTCTTTCTGGCAGCTTGTACGGGGGTATACCTGACAATAAAATTCTTGCTATTGCTGGCGAAAGCGCCACTGGCAAGACTTATTTTACGATGGGTATTGTACATAAATTTCTTCGTGATCGCCCTGATGGTGTTGTACTCTATTTTGACAGCGAACAAGCTGTAACCTCGGACATGTTCAAGGATCGCGGATGTGATCCAAATCGAGTTGCTGTTTTTCCTGTAGCGACAGTGGAGAACTTTCGTCATCAAGCCATTAGTATCGTGGATAGTTATCTTGAACTTCCTGAGAGTGAACGTAAGCCCATGCTTATCTGTCTTGACTCTCTTGGAATGCTTTCTACCGAAAAGGAAATGACTGACACCGCAGAAGGTAAGTTGACAAAGGACATGACTCGCGCACAGTTGGTGAAAGCTACCTTCCGAGTTCTTACCATGAAGCTAGGAAAAGCAGGCATTCCCTTGATCATGACGAATCATACTTATGATGTCGTTGGTTCCATGTTCCCACAGAAGACTATGGGTGGTGGTTCTGGACTGAAGTATGCTGCTTCTACGATTGTATATCTCTCCAAGAAGAAGGTAAAGGAGGGAACCGATGTTGTTGGTAACATCATTCATTGTAAACTTTTTAAAGGTCGATTGACAAAGGAAAACTCTATGGTAGATGTAATTCTAAACTATGATCATGGACTCAATCCATACTACGGGCTGACTGAAGTTGCATTGAAGTACGAAATCTTCAAGAAGGTATCTACTCGACTTGAGATGCCAGACGGAACCAAGATCTATGAGAAGCAGCTATACAAGCAGCCAGAGAAATATTTTACAGAGGATGTCATGAAACGATTAGAGGAAGCGGTTGCTTCTGAATTCAAATATGGTACAATGGAAGACACAGAAAAGGAGCAGACCGATGAGTCAAGTGAAGTTTGAGTACATTACAATCGAGGGATTGGAAACAGATGCCATTAGTATTCTTGAAGGAGAATATGAGGGTCTTCATTACCACTACGGAACCGTCACTTTCAATGAGAGAGAAGACGATACTATTGAGATGAAGTTTAATTATAATATTCTGAGGAAGCCTGAGGGGTTTGAAGACAACGATAAATTCAAAACTTTCGCAGGGGATCTCTTGGTGCGTATTATGGAAGAAGAGCTACCTTCGTTAGCTCAGGAGGGATCCTACGACGAGATAGGGGACGTTCCTCCGCTGTTAGAAGAGCAACTAAAGTCATTAAAAGAAGATCAAGATAAGAAGCGAGACGGAGAAGAATATGCAGAGAGTGGAACAAACGATACTTCGACACCTGATCCACACGGATGAATATTCTAGAAAAGCCTTTCCCTTCATACAACCTGAATATTTCTCTGATCGTTGCGACAAAATTGTATTCGAACTGATTTCTGAGTTTATTACAAAGTACAACAGTCTTCCTGCACCAGAGGCTATCCGCATCTCTTTGAACGAGAGACGAGATCTTGCTCAATCGGAGTATGATGATTGTGTCACATTGATTCGTGAAATATCAGATAAGCCTGAGGATATTGATTCTAATTGGTTGGTGGAGACTACAGAGTCTTTCTGTCAACGTCGAGCAGTGTACAATGCCATTATGGAATCTATTCAGATCATTGATGGTAAGAGCAAGGCGAAAACTGAAACTGCCATTCCACACATTCTTTCGGATGCTCTTTCTGTTTCGTTTGATGCTCACATTGGACACGACTACATCGAAGACGCGGATGACCGATACGCTTTCTATCACAAGGTAGAGAACCGAGTTCCTTTTGACCTTGAGTTTATGAATCTGATCACTAATGGTGGAACACCAAACAAAACACTCAATATCATTATGGCTGGCACTGGTGTTGGTAAGTCCTTGTTCCTATGTCATCATGCGGCGAATTGTTTAGTACAGAACAAGAACGTCTTGTATATTACATGTGAGATGGCAGAGGAAAGAATCGCAGAACGAATTGATGCGAATCTGATGGACATCAGCATGGACGATCTTCATGATCTACCAAAGCAAATCTATGACACCAAGCTCAGTAGAGTTGCGAGTGAGTTCACAGGTAAGTTGATCATCAAGGAGTATCCTACGTCCACTGCTACTTCTAATCACATTCGAATTCTTCTTGAAGAATTGTCAATGAAGAAGAAGTTCAAGCCAGATATTGTCATTGTTGATTACTTGAACATCTGTGCAAGTGCCAGACTCAAGAACAATGGTAACGTGAACAGTTACAACTACATCAAAGCAATCGCCGAAGAACTCCGAGGACTTGCTGTTGAGTATAACGTTCCTGTATTCTCTGCAACTCAGGTGAACCGAAGTGGTTTTGCTTCTAGCGATTTTGGACTCGAAGATACCTCTGAATCTTTTGGTTTGCCAGCGACTGCTGACTTCATGATTGCCATGATTGGTACAGAAGAATTGGACGAACAGAATCAAGTTCTGATTAAACAACTTAAGAACAGATACAATGACGCAGTTTCCAACAGAAAGTTTGTTCTTGGTATTGATCGGTCTAAGATGAAGTTGTATGATGTGAAAGACACACAGCAAGTCGGTCTTGTTGAGTCGAATCAAGAAAAACCAGATGATGTATACGGTTCTGGATTCGGTGCAATGAAAGAAAATTCAGACTTCACTAAGTGGTCTATATGAGTACATACGTTGACAAAAAGTTTATCAATCTAGTTTCCGTTCGATTAGAAAAGTTTAGTTGGAAAAGTGATAAGTTAGCAAACTGTAGATGTCCTCTCTGTGGAGACTCGAAGAAGAATAAAAATAAATGCAGGGGTTACTTTTACAAGAAGGGTAATGACTTCTTCTACAAGTGTCACAACTGCGGAGCGGGCACTTCACTGTATAGATTTCTAGAGTCAGTAAGTCCTCAGTTAATGAAAGAATATTCCCTCGAAAGGTGGAAGAATGGTGAAAGTGGTAATTCTAACTACATAAAACCAAAAGAAGAAAATATGTTCGGATTGTTTAGTAAACCAAAATTCAAACCCAACTCCTCACTTCTAAGTGATCTTGTGCCTATAGAGAAACTAAAATCTTCTCACAAGGCCCATGAGTTCTGTAAGATGAGAAAGATTCCAGAGAAGTTCTATGACATTCTCTACTATAGCGATGACTTTGGTTCGTGGATGTCAAAACTAGATCCAGAGTGTCTTGCAGTTGGTAAAGAAGAACGTCTCGTCATTCCTTTCTTCAACAAGGACGGTGATGTTATTGGAGCGCAAGGTAGACTTCTTTCTTTCAAGGGAGAAGAGACTGCTAGAACGAGTGCGCGATACATCACTGTCAAGGGCGACAAGAGTATTGATCGTCTATGGTATGGACTCTGGCGTGTTGATCCCAAGAAGAAAGTCTATGTGGTCGAGGGACCAATCGACAGTCTGTTTATTCCCAACACAATTGCAATGGTTGGTGCAGGTGCAATAGAAAATCTACACAACAGACTTATTGGCACTGAGGTGGTTTATGTTCTCGATAATGAGCCTAGGAATAAGCAAATTATAAACTACATGGACAGACTCATAAATAAAGATTGTAAGGTTTGTATTTGGCCTAGTACAATCAAAGAAAAAGACATTAATGATATGATCTATAGCAAGTCCGCAAAAGAAATACAGAAGATCATAGACAACAATACACATAGTGGTTTAGAAGCCAGATTGCATTTTAGGAACTGGAGAAGATCATGAGCGAAGAAGAAGAAATTCCAGACGAAGTTTATCTCGCTGCTGTGTTAAATTTTGGTAGAAAGTTTTCTGAGTATGTAAAAGAAATGGACAAAGCTCTTTGGGAAAGAGCAATCGCTTACGCGAAAGACTTTGTAGAAGTTGAAGGTTATGAAGTGTTATTTGATTATATTGAAGAAGACGAAGAAGATGATCGGGAATTATGATAGGTTTGAACGAATGGCGAAGAGTATAAATAGTTTCTATCGGAGGAAGAGATGTCTAAAGCAGTTTTCATTTCCGATCTTCACTTGGCATCCAAGAAGTCAAAGGGAGATCGCATACACGAATTTCTCAAAGATTTGAAAACTAAAGACCTATACATGGTTGGTGATGTGGTTGACATTTGGAGATTCCAACAGGCATTTTCGATGGGACCGATCAAGCAAAAAGAAACAGTCAAGTGTTTTGACCGCCTTCTACGACTCTCCAAGAATAC